TGCCACTGGAGGTAGTGCCAGTGCTACATTCACTAAGTTCCAGGTTAAGATTCGTATGAGATCTACAAACCAGGCAATTGTACCAATACTAAAAGATTTAAGATGCATAGCACTAGCTTGATTCCTGTTGATGGTCATGATAATTTTTATCGTGACCCAAACAGTGGCGCTATAATTAATACAAATAAATCAGATTTTGAAAAATATAAAGCAATTTCTAAAAATAGAAATAAATTTGATGAAAAAATAGAATCAACTGCAAAAGAAGTTTCTGCTTTAAAAACTGAAATTACAGAAATAAAGCAATTATTACTTAAGTTAGTTGATGGTATAAATACTTGATGATATAGGATATACCTAATGTTAGCTGCGGTAACTAATTTAGTTGTTTATCAAGGAAGTGATTTTCAAAATACCTTCTTTGTAACTAATGATAATGGATCGCAGTTTAATTTGACTGGTTTCTCTGGAGAATGCTTAATTAAAAAGCATTATAGTAGTAGTTCTTCTACTACTATGCAGGTTAATATCAATCCTCCAGAAAATTCAGGGTCAGTTACCATAGCACTGACTAATTCTGTCACTGCTTCTATGACCCCTGGTAGATATGTTTATGATGTAGTTTTGACTGATTCTAGTGGGATTAAATCCAGAGTATTAGAAGGTATATTAACAGTAGTAGAAGGAGTAACACTCTAATGGCAAGGATTAGGTTTGGAGATCAGATTTCACCTCAAGTGTCTCGTGTGGCACTTGGCGGTGCTGCGACGATTCAAAACTTAGGTGATGTTGACACCAACACCAATGGTTTAGGAGATGGTTATCTCCTAATTTATAATCAATCAACAAGTAGATTTGAATCTGGTAATGTGTTAAATAACGTAACGGTAAACGGAGGATCATTCTGATGGCATCAACCATCCTAATTAAAAGAAGTACAGGTACAGTTGTACCAGCTTCACTAGAATTTGGCGAAATTGCTCTTACGGTTGGTGCTGGCACACAGGTCAACCGTGGCGACAGAGTTTTCGTTGGAGATAACAATAGTACAGTTCAGATCATTGGCGGTAAGTATTTTACCGACCTACTCGATCATGTTCATGGAACCTTAACTCCATCTTCAGGAGTTATTGTAGATAGTAACTCAAAGGTAGATAGATTTAGAGTTGACGATGTTAACATTGATGCTAACGTTGTAGAAACTGATACGACAGATACTGATCTGATCTTCAGAGCAAACGGCACTGGTAAACTTGTCATCGAAGACGGACAAGAACTAGAGTTTGGTACTAGTGGAGATGTTGAATTACTGTTTAGTGATAGTGATGCAACATTAGATATTAAAAGAGTAGGTGCAACTGTACCTGACTTACGCATTCAAGATGATATGCGTATCTACTTTGGTAGTGATAAAGATAGTGGTATCCGTTATGATGAAAACCAAACAGACACCCTTAGAGTTAATGGTGCTGATTGGACTTATGATAATGGCGTTGCAATTCAATTCAACGACACTACAAACGCAACAAACTCTACTACTGGTTCAGTAAAACTTGCTGGTGGTCTGGGTGTTGCACAAACTGCATGGATCAAAGATCTTGTAGTTGATGATGATGTAACTCTTGGTACTGCTAGTACTGATATTCTGACTGTTGAATCAACCACTACGTTTAATGCTAACGTAACATTCAACGGAAACAACACTTATAGCGGTACTACAAGTTTAACTGGTCAATTTAACATTGACAACTTGAGAATGGATGGTAACACCATCTCTACAATTGCTGGTTCTCAGATTATTCTGGACCCTGATCCTGCTGCAGGAGACGCTGCTGGTGACCTGATTGTTCGTGGTAACCTGCAAGTTGCTGGTACGACCACTACTGTTAACTCAACCGAGATGACAGTCAACGATCCTGTTTTTAACATTGGAGATACTACTTCACAGAAAGCAGTCACTTTACAAGCACCATCTTCAGGAACAACACTTAATGTTGACAATCCATCTGGTATTGCAACAGGTGGTCTTGTAACTGGTACTAATGTAGGTACTGGTGGAAGAACTATTACACAAATTGAAGTAGTTTTTCATACTGATGCTGGTTTCAGTTCATCGCCATCTGTTGGCGATCCCATTTATCATTATGATGGTGGTGTTTATCAGCAACTTGGTACATTCCAAGCACAAACTTCAAATACTTTAAGAGTTACTCTTCTTAGTGCTCTTTCTTTAAGAGAGAGTGGATTCTATGAAGGTGACGCTCTTACTGATGGTTCTAGTGGAACTCCACAATCTATTAATTTAGTAAAGGATGTAACTGATCAAACAGTATTTGAAACTACAACACTTACTTTAAGTTCTGGCATTTCTGCTCAAATTGAAGTTGGTGATTATGTTACTGTAACTCAAGGATCCAATGATGGTATGGATCGTGGTATTCAATATTCATACCACAATGGTTCTGCAATTAAGAATGGATTCTTTGGTTTTGACAGAACTGCAGGAGAAGATGGTCTTGGTGCATTTACATTTATTGAAGATGCTACTAACACCAACAACATCTTTACTCATGTAAAAGGTGCTGTACAATCAGTTAAGATTGAACAGGATGATCTTGACCAACTAGTTGTTACTACTTTACCTGCTGCTGCAAGTCAAACTTATAGCAACCTAACACCAACCGGTGGAGTAGGTAATGGATTTACAGTTACAGTTGCTCGCGATGCTTCTGGCGTTATTGCAATTGGAAGTATTTCAATTGTAGGTGCTGGTACTTATTACCAAGAGGGTGATTTACTCACCATTGCTGGTAACTTAATTGGTGGTTCTGCTGGTGCAGATGACTTGCAATTAAGAGTAACTGCAATTTCAGTTTCAAGAGGTACAGTTTTACTGGGCGATCTTGAACTGGATGTTGATCTTGCAGTTAAGCAAGGTGGTACGGGAAGATCTGAGTTCAATACTAACGGCATTCTTTATGGAAATGGCGCTGGTGAACTATTAGAAACCGCTGCCGCAAATATGGCAAGTCCAGGCGTTGGACCGGATGTTGCTACCTCATTCCAGATCCTGACAGTTACTGCTGCAGGAGTTCCCGTCTGGACTGATACCATCGACGGGGGAACTTTCACCTGAGGTTAAACAATGAAAAATGATTTAGATATAAATGTCCTTATTTCTACCCTTCAAAAAAGGGTGACTGACTTGACTCTTACTAATGTTGTGTTGGAAGCGAGAAATACGGATTTAACAAATCGGTTAAATAGTATCATAGAACAGTCACATTCAGAGAATGCTATAAATGGCAAGCAGAATCAAGCTAAAGAGATCCCTAACTCCGAACTCAGTACCGACGACTTCTGATCTTACAGATAAGGAAGTTGGACTTAATATTAATGATAGGACGCTATTCGTCAACAATAATGGCAATATTGTTGAAGTCCTAAATGCGGATCCGAACGATGAAAAAATTGTTCCTTCAATGCTCTCAGGTGCCATCACTGATGGTGTTGGGAAAACTTGGTATGTTTCGACAAACGGAACTGATCAAGCAACCCTTGGTTCTGTAAACCCTCGCCATGGGGAAACTACTGGAGCAAATGTTTGGGGTAAAACTCCAACGACTTCCTTTGCTTCATTAAAGTATGCTCTTGATAATTATGTTCAAGAGGGTGATACTGTTATTGTTGCTGCTGGTACGTTTACTGAAACATTCCCACTGACTGTTCCTGTGGGAGTAACTATTACGGGAGATAGTTCAAAATCAACATTTATTAAACCAACGGTTGGTACTAATCAACTTGATGCTTTCTTAATTGAAGGCAATTGCACCATTCAAGATATTTGTGTAAAAGAATTCTTTTACAATACATCAAATGACACTGGATATGGATTTAGATTAAAGTCAACATATGTTGTCTCTGCTGACGGAAGAAGACCATATATTCAACGCTGTAGCGTAATTACACAAGGGAGTAGTGTATCTGGGTCAGACCCCCGTGGATTCGCTGTTGGAGACGCTGGTAGGGGTGCCTTAGTAGATGGATCAAGTGTAGGTGCATCATCCGCTGAAGCAGCACTACTGTTTAACGAGTGTACATTTGTTGTACCCAATGCAGTAGGTCTGTATCTTAAGAATGGAGCACGTGCTGAATGGTTGAACTCATTCACATATTTTGCTTCCGATAGTATTAAAGGTGAAAATCCAGGCGGCACCGGTTTTAAAGGAGCAGGTAAAACCAGATTAAAACTTAACAATATTACTGGTACGTTTAATTCTGCTGACACTATTACTTACTATGACACTGATGGTGTCACTGCATTAGCATCAGGAACAATTGATTCTAATGATGGAACTTACATATATGTTGATGGACAGGGTACTGGTGAATTTACTGAGGCAACTGCAGATACTGACGGTAAATCAATCAGCGTATTTGGCGATGCTCAAATATCTACAACTCAAAAGAAATTTGGTACAGGATCTGTTCTTCTAGATGGAACAGGTGATTATCTGTCATTAGCAACATCATCTGACTTTGGTTTTGGGACTGGTGACTTTGCTGTTGAAGCATTTGTACGCCCAACATCTATTACTGCTGGAAAGATCTTTGACTTTAGATCAGCAAGTCCAGATGTAGCAGTGCTGATTGATATGACAGGTGCAGGTGTGATCCGCCTGAATGTTAATGGATCTAACGTAATTACTGGCGGAACCTTAACTGTCAATACTTGGCATCATCTTGCAGTATCTAGAGTTAGTGGTGTAACTAGTTTATTCATTGATGGCACTAGAGTTGGTTCTGCATACACTGATACCAATAACTATGGCACGTCTAAATCATTGAAGATTGGTGCTAATTTCAATGGTGCTGATCCATTTACTGGATATATTGACGAGATTAGAATTTCCAAAGGTGCTGCAAGATATGCAAATGCAGGCACTATTACTGTACCTACTGCTGAATTTGCACCTGATGTAAATACATCACTTCTGATTCATGCTAACGGTCTTTCTGGTAGTACAAATATTATTGATGGTGGAGTTACCTCTCAAGATATTAGATCTTCCTCAGGTGGTTCTGCTGCTTTCATTACCTTAGCAGATTACACTGATTTTGGTGCAGAACTTCGTTCTATTGGTTCTGCCTCAGTATATGGAACACGTGGTGTTACTGCAGCAGGTAAAGGCGTAAGATTACGTTGTGTTGTTCATAACTTTGGATATGTTGGTTTAGATGCTGATCAAAGTAATGATATTAGTAATGTAGTACAAGCAGATGAAGTAATTGAATCTGGTGGCGGTAGAGTTCTCTTTACTAGCATGGATCAGAATGGTGATTTCCGTGTTGGTAATGCATTCTTTGTAGATCAAGAAAACGGAACTGTTTCTTTTGCTGGTGGAGATCAAGGATCTGGAACTACATTTGACCAAATTACAGTTACTGGTACAGGTAATACAACAACTATATTACCAACGCAGATTTCTGTTGGTAACTTAGAATTTTCTGGTGACCTTATTAATAATGCGAGTTCTAATGGTATTGAACTTGGTTCTACGTTAGAACTTATTGATGGTGCATCAAATGATCCATCGCTCACGTTTGTAAACGACAACACTACTGGATTATTCAGAGATAATGATTTTGTAGAGTTAAATTTAGATGCTAATGGAGATGAAGATGTAAACAGTCCTATAGGACCACCATTAGCATTCTCATTTAACAATGCTAGAAAACTACAAGTTGGTAGAGAAGTAAGTTCTCTTGTAGATTTCAATATTGCAAAATCAAGTATTGCTTCTATTACAGTTGCATCAGCAGGTACTAATTATCCTCCGGGTCAGCATACTAGTCCAACAACTGGAGGTTCCGGTAGTGGTGCTAAACTTGCACTTTTAGTTTCTCCATGGGCAGGTAGTATTACCAATCGTGGTAGTGGTTATACGCCAGCACTCACTCAGGCAGAAGATGTTACTGGTGGTACTGGTACTGGCGGTCAAATTGACCTTGAGATTTTTGGTATTGAAGATGGCACTATTAATGGTGGTAGTGGATATTACAATCCTACAGGAGATGTACAAGTATATAATAATGTAAACCTACAAAGTGGTAGCGGCACTGGTGCTCAGGCAAACCTTACTGCAAGTGGCGGACAGATTACTGAGGTTGAAATTGTAGTTCATGGAACAGGATATAATGTAGGCGATGTTCTTACTGCTTCTAATGCAGATCTTCTGTATACTGATCCAGTAACTCAAGATCCTCTTACTTCTGGTGGTAGTGGATTCTCATATACTTTAACAAATGTTCCAGGTTCTGTTAAATCGATTACTCCAAATACTACACCTTGGACAGGTATTGGATATGTAATAGGTGATGTTATCAGTTTCACTGATAGTTTTGGATCTGGTTCTGGATTCCAATTCACTATTTCTGCTCTTGGTGTTCCGACTGCGGTTGGTAATACTGATGGTATTACTCTTGGAGATACTGGAGAAGGTTATAACGTAAATGATAGATTAAATACTACCTATAATGTAGACACTAGTGTTCCTATTGCTGGAGATACTTGGAGTGATCTTATTGATGGTGCTTTTAATTATATTACATATAATGTTCTTGCAAATCCAGGTATTAATGACACTCCTGGTAATAAGTATTTCCTTGATCTTGGTGATGGAGCAGGTTATGTTGAGGCACCTGATTTAAATCTTCAAAGAAATTATGTCTATAATTTTGTATTTACTGATGGATCTGCAGGAACTCACCCCATCCATTTTTCAACTACTCAAGATGGAACTCATAATGGTGGCACCCGTCTGACTGTAGGTGCAACAACTGGTAAACCAATCACTAGAGCACACTACGATGCTAATGGTACTCTTGACGGTTATCAATTAATTGTAACTGATGAACTTCCAAACACTCTATATTATTACTGCGAAATTCATACCGGAATGGCAGGTAATTCTGGTGGTGGGAATGAAGCACAGGTTAATATTTTAGGAACGTATCAAGGTGGTTTAGCAGTTGATGTTGCTACACTTGCTAAAACTACAGAAATTGAACTTAGAACTGATGGTGAGATTGTAGCTACTACAATTTCTTCTGGATCTCAAACTAACACTGGTACAATTACCAGTCAAAATTTAACTCTTCTTGCACAATCAGGCATCGGTGGTGATCTCACCATGGATGGAAACCTTGATGTTGGTGGTAATATAACTGTTGTTGGCGACCTTGCTGTTCAAGGTGCTAGTGAATTTAGTGCTACTGTTGGTGGTGCTGGTGAAATTTCTATTGGCGATGCTGATGCTGATATAGTCAATCTTAGAGGAGATATTGTATTTAATGGTGTCTATGGTACACCAACACCTCCTGCAACACTTGGACCTTTAGAAGGTGCAAACTTTATGGTCGATGCTACTGCGAATCGCATCGGCATTAATCAGCATTTACCTTTATACGATTTAGATGTTACTGGGGTTGTACATAATACTGGAGATGTGTTCCTTGCATCTACCGCAAATGAAACTGTACATATCGGTAGAGATCCTGTCGCATATGTACACAATGAAGGTGTAACTTTAGATGTATCAGGTGACGTAGAAGTTACAGGACATTTATTACTTCAAGATGGTAGTGAAACTGATCCTTCAATTAGATTTTCATCTTCAGGTGAAGTACAAGGTATTTTTGCTCACAATCCTACCGGGACTACCTATGGTATTTCGTTCACAAATGAATCAGGTAGAACAGCAGAATTTAATCCAGGTGAGTTTAAATTCTATAGAAATTTTGAATTTATATATGAGTCAATTAATGAAACTACACTAACTGGAGGTTCTGGTTATGTAGATGGAAACTATACTAATGTAGTTGCAGTAGGTGGAAATGGTTCAGGATTACTTTATGATATTACTGTTGCATTTGAAACTGCAATTACAACAGGAGGTGCAGGGTATGATGATGCGTTATATGAGGGCGTAATTGTAACTTCAGTTACAGGTGCCTCTGCCGGTGCATTGCAAACGTTTACTATTGCTGATGCAGGTCTAAACTACTTTGATGGAACTTATACTGGCGTTACATTAACTGGAGGAACTGGTAGTAGTGCAACAGCAGATATTACTATTACTGGCGGTAGCGTAAGTGCTGTATTTGCAAACAATGTAGGTAGTGCTTATACCGTAGGTGATTTATTTACTGTTGATGTTGCAGATGTTGGTGGAAGCAAACTTGAAACTTTAACAATTACTAATGGAGGAAGTGGATATTCTGATGGTTCTTATCTAGCAGTTCCTATTGTTACTAGTAGTGGTGCTGGAACTAATGCAACAGCAGATATTACAGTTTCTGGTGGTGCAGTTACTGCTACAGTCGTTCAAGGACAAGGTGGTGGATATGCAGTAAGCGATTCATTAACTATTGCTCCTGATGATATTACAATTTCAGTCCTTTCTGGAGTTAATATTTCAAATGCTGGAACTGGATATGCAAATGGTTCTTACACTGCAGTAGGATCACTCCAAACTAATGTTAGAGAAGGTCTTGCAGGTGGTGGTGCAACTTTTGACATTACGGTTTCAGGAAATGTAATTACGGCAGCTACTATTGATTCTGCTGGTACAAATTATCAAGTTGGTGATACTTTATCAGTTGCTTCCTCTGATATTGGTGGAGATGGTGCTGGTAGAATTAATGGTGTTACAATTACTAATGGTGGCACTGGATATGTAGATGAAATTTATGCTGGCGTTGCTTTTACTGGAGGAAGTGGATCTGGTGGTATTGCAGAAATTACTATCAATGGTGGTGTAATTGATTCAATCATTGTTACCGATCCTGGAACTGGATACAGTGTTGGCGATACCTTATCTCTTAGTGGTTATGGTGGAGCAGCAATAACAGTCAATACTTTAGTCCAACCATCTGGATTTGAATTAACAGTATCTGGTATTACAGTTGGTAGTGGTTTAGTTTTAACACCTAATACTTTAATTACAGGTAGTGGAATTTCTCTTGAAGCAGCAACAGTTGCTACTGGAACTGGTGGATCAGGTGCTTCCGCTGATATTACGGTTGTTGCTGGTATTGTTACTGAAGTTGTCATTACTGATGCAGGTTCAGGATTCTCAATTGGAGATACGATCAGAGTAAATGATTCTGATATGCTTTATGATGATGGGTCTGGTCAACAAGTACCAACAGCAACTCCAACGCAACAAATGTTGCTAACGATTAGTGCTTTAGGTTCTGTTACTGTTGCTAATATCACTGATTTTGGTGAAGGTTATAAAATTGCTGACGTATTATCTTCACCAAATAGTGTTCTCGGTGGACAAGGAAGTGGATTTGAATTAGCAGTTGATTCTCTTACAAGTGACATAACTGTCACAATTGATGAAAAATTAGGACAACTTGGAGTTAAGGTATTTGATTCTGAAACTCTTACTGTTGGTAATTCTCTTGCACTTACTGCTTCAGGGATTGCTAAAACTGTAGGAGGTAATTTAAATCTAACCACACTAGTTGATAACTTTGTACAAATTGGTGGTAGTCAAGCACTCATAATTCCTGCAGGTAATAGTGCTTCTAGACCTGTTGGTATTGAAGGTATGATTCGCTATAATAGCGAAGTATTACAATTTGAAGGATTTAATGGTATCTCGTTTGTATCCTTAGGTGGTGTTCGTGACGTTGACCTTGATACATTTGTCACAGCAGAAAATACTACTGCTGAAGATGATGATACATTCAGATTCTTTAATGAGAATATAAGAACTATTACTCTCACTAAAGATAAGTACACACTTAATAATGCTGATGAGGTTGAATATACTGATCTTGATAAAGTAAATTTATGGGTAGAAGGAACAACTGTTACTTCTCCTTATGCTGCAACTAGTTTTGTTCCTGATGCTACTGTTGTAAGCACTGCAGATAGTTCATTTACACTTACTGCACATAATTTAGTAGAAGGAGTAATTGTTGCTTATGCAGCAACTGGTGGAACAGTCATTGGAGGTCTTGGAGATGGAACTGAATATTATGTACATGTCGTAGATGCTGATACAATTAAACTTGCAGTAGATGAGAATTCATTAACCAATGCAATATATGTTCCAATCTCAGGAACCTCTACAGATCCTCAGCATACATTTACACCAGTTGCTGCCTCAGTAACTGATGTACTTTATTATTATGAAAATAGAGTATACTCAATACAAACTTCTGGTACATTTGATGCACTAGCAGCATCATTCCCAACTCATGATACAGGAACTGTAACTAATGGCACTGTTGATCTTAGGTATGAAAGAACTACTTACTCAAGTCCTACATTCTTTGGAAATAATTTTAATACTGTTGTAGATAAATTTCAAATTAATACTGGTGCAATTAATTTAAAGGGCGATATTACTTCTGGTATTATTGAAACAGAATCACCAGATCTTAAATTACAATTTGATAACGCTGGTACACTGCAACCATTCTTAAAATTAACTAGATCTGGTGGTATTTCAGTTAATACTGACTATGGAGTTTCAGAAACATATAAAGAAGTTTTAGATTATGAGTTGCAAAAATTAACTCTTGTTGATACTCAAATTGCAAGTGGTGTTGCAACCTTAGATACTTCGGTTGGTGTATCTTCTGCCATTACTTTTGGTGCTTATACCGATTCATACTCAGGCAAATTTATAGTAGAAATTACTGATGACAGTGCAACACCAAGAAAACAGTTTAGTGAAGTGAGTTACTTGGTAAGTTCTGACGGAACTAATATTTACTACACAGAAAATAGTAAACTATATACTGATATAGTATTATGTGATGTTACTGTAGACGTTGTATCTAACAATGTTCAAGTTAACATTAATGATCTGACTTCTTCTAGCACAACAGTATTTACAATTAAGGTTGTTAATCACAATATTCAGGCATAATTAAATGGCAACACAAAATTTACAATCATTTCAATCTGAGGGTGGATTCTCAGTTACCGAAGCAACTATTATTGATGCTGATAGGAATATTATTGATGCTCATACTGTAAAAGTTTTAGATAATTCTAATAATAAAACTTTTAAGAAAGAGTATATGACTCATTTTACATCAACTGATGCAAATGCATCAGGTGAAATGCTTCCTACTCATGAAGTTGAAGCAGATAGGATTGTATTTTTAACTGGTTTTGTTCTTGCAACTTGGGTTGGATATCCAGTTGCTGTATTTAATGCAAATGCCAATAGTACTACTGTATCTTGTTCTCTTCCTGATCATGCTCTAACTACTGGTGATATCGTCACTGTTGATTTTGCAAACAATGCTAGAGATAGTTTTAATGGATCTTTTGCTGTTACAGTAATAGATAATTCAAATTTTACATTTGATACATTATCACCTTTGGATATAAATGCTCCTGTTCTACAAGAAAATTTAGAAATTACATCTTATAGTTTAAATTGGGAGTTTGCCGTTAAAGTAGAATCTGCTGTTGTTAGTGATTCATCACAAGTACTTACAATTGCAGCAATTGCTAATACTATTGTAAAAGATAATGTTCCTCCAGGTCATACTTGGTCGGTTGAACCAAGCGTAAATAATACAAGTAAAGTATTAACATTTACTCCTTCAGTTGCTTCTAACGCTGGTCTTGAATTGCGTGGTAGTGGTGTTAGATGGAGTAGTAAGGTAGAAATCGTCTACAGCGAAAGAAACTATTAATAATTAGATAAATAAATCTATACGGAGACCATAAAGGTAGCATGGCTTTAGAATTTAATGCAGATCGCCAAGAGATTAGAGCTAATCAACTCAAACTTAAGAATGAATCTAGTATCAGGTTAGATCTAGGTGCCGGTGCTGATGAGAAAGTTGCCATTTTTGGTGCTTTAACAAATGATGTTGATAAGTTAGTTCGTGTTGGTATTAACACTGCAAATCCTCAATACGAATTAGATGTTGATGGTCAGATCAGAACGACCACATCTATTATTTCAGATACTGCAAGAATTCAGAACCTTGATATTGACACGATTGTCAATCCATCATTGAATCTTAAAGCACCTATATTAAATACGTTTGCTGATCCTGATACTGGCGAGGTCTTGTTCCCAAGATCTACTACTCCATCATTTAGTGATGATAGTACGAATATTGCTACCACAAATTTTGTCTATAATATTGCCACTAATGACGTTGGTGGTCGTATCTATGTTTCTGCTCAGATTGGTTCTGATACATTTGATGGCAGATCTGCTACCAAACCTGTAAGAACTATTAAAAGAGCAACTCAACTTGCTGCTGAAACTACAGATAAAGAAACTTTAATCGTTGCAGGTGGAGATTATTTAGAAGATAACCCAATCTCCCTGCCAAACCTTTGTTCAGTTGTTGGTGATAACATTCGTCTGTGCATCATTCGACCTGCCAATCCTGGCAAGCACATGTTCAAGTCGTCGAATGAGAACTATGTAACTGGTATCACATTTAGAGATCAAATTGACTCCGATAATGTAGCAATTAAAACTTGGTCTTTTGCTTATGTATTTGACGATAAGCAAAGATTCTTCTACCCCAAATCTTTAGGCGGACAATTTGGTAGAACCTTTAATCTTGGTCATAAAATTGCTGCTGCTCAAGAATGGGAACTGACGTTCTCATCTAATGGTGGTGGAATTTTACTTGTTCCAGGTCTTACATTAACTGCCCCTGGATCAGCAGGTACTGGTGTCATTACAAGTGTCGTTTTTGATGATAACACCAGCGATACTGGTAAACTAGTCATTAGTAGTATTACAGGTACTATTGAATCTACTGGTGGCGTTTATACGTATGAAGCAAATAATCCTGTAGTTGTTTATAATGTAAGTGTCACTAGAGGGGTTCAGTTAACACCTGATGCTCAAGTTGTTAAGCATGTAACTACCCATCCATCATATACAGTTACTTCAATTAAAACTGATGCTGCATATCCAAATGGATTAGTATTTACTACTGTCGATTATCATGAGTTTGAAGTTGGACAATATGTAGGTATTACTAATTTACCTTCAACTGGTCTATATGCAGATTTAGATAGGTACAATGGTCGTCAATATATTTCACATAGAATTGAAACTGCAGATGGTTTCAGTAAGAAGTTTGTAGTATATAAGGATACTCCTACAGATCTTGCAGCACTTGGAGCACCTGGTGGTGAATATGGTGTTTCTGCTTTTGGTGTTCTTGTAGAATCGGATGATCATTATGTTGTATTCTCACTTGACAACTCACCACGTAAGTTTGATGAATCTATAAAGAGTCCAAACAGATTCCTTGATGCAGTTGATTTGATTGGTAGGAATGAACTTACCATTTCAAAAGAAGCAGTAAGAAGAGTTGAAGAAGAGTATCCAACTTTAATAATTCCAGATAGTGCTCAGTGTGAAACTGACATTAAGCACATCATGAATGCTATTAATTATGACCTTACTTGGGGTGGTAATGCAGCAACTCAAGAAGCAGCAGAAAATTACTTTACTTCTGGTGCATTAAATCATATTTCAGATCAACTAAAAGAAACTTCTTACGCATTTGAGCAAGCAAGAGACCTGTCTATTCAGGCAATGCGTAACCAGTTGAACACTGTAAGTACAAGTTCAACTGCTGCAATTACTAGACCAGCTGGTTATACTGGTCAATATAGATCTGTTATTTGGGATAACGAAAAGTTTGTTGCTGTAGGTGATGATGGTGCAATCCATACTTCTACAGACGGAACTACTTGGGTAGCACAAACTACTGGTACAACAGAACAACTTAATGATATTAGATGGAATAAATGGGCAGTTGGTGAAAGAGGAATTCCTGAGTACGTTGTTGTTGGTAATAATGGGACAATTCTCTGGTCAAATAATGCAGAAACTTGGTATAGTATAACCTCTGGAACTTCAAGGGATTTAAAGGCAATTGCATATAACGGAACAACATATGTTGCTGTCGGTACATTAGGAACTGCTGTATATTCAGATAATGTTAAGGCATGGAATACTGGAACTACAGGAACAACTCGCCCTCTTAATGATCTAATTTATAATGACGATTGCGACAAGTTTGTTGCTGTCGGTGGTGGTGGTAAAATTATTATCTCTTCTGATGGTAATACTTGGACCGAACAAGAAAGTGGTACAGGTACAGAACTTTTTGCCATCTCTTGGTCAGAAGGTAGAATGGTTGTTACTGGCGTAAATGCCACTGTTGTTATCAGTGATGACAATGGATTAACTTGGGAAACTAATCTTATTAATGGTAATAGTCCTGACAACCCACAAAGTAATAAAGATGCAGATGCTGCTGATCTAATTCTTGCTAACCAAGCACTTATTGCTAACATTGCTGTTGGCAAGATGCTTGATAACAATAGTGGATACACTATCCCTACAGGTAATCAAGCATGTAAGGATGACATCATGGCATTTATTGGTGCTATGGTCATCAACCTTGAGTTTGGTGGTAATGATGAAGTGTATGACGCTGCTAATCTGTATGTAACAGGTTCTCATGTACAAGGTGAAGAGGATGAATCTGTAGAAGCATTTAACTATGCTAGAGATCTCTGTATTGAGGCGATGCGTAATGATGCATTTGATGCCGGGGATATGACCGATCATGCAGATGGTCTTACTCAATATATTGATACCTCAGTAACTACAGATACTGGATCTCCTGCTTGTGCAACTCAGGCATCAGCGATCACAACGTTCTTTGGTATTCTAACCACCGCAATCGGCGCTACAGGCGCTCCTGGGTCCCTCTCAGGGACAACTAGGAACCCATTAGCAACTGAAGGATTTACTGGTCAAGCAAACAGATACTGGGATGCTTCTGATTTAATCTTAGAAAATAAGAAAGTAATTGCTGCTCAATCAGTATTTGAATATACTACTACAAATGGATTTACAATACCAGGTGCTGGTCCAACTGGAAATCAAAATTGTGTTGATGACGTTGTAGATATTCTTGAAGCAATGGCACATGACTTACGTCATGGTGGTAACGCAAAAACATATGATGCTGCCAGTTATTACGTAGGCACATCTCATGTTGATGGAGAAGAAGCAGAAACTGTTGCTATCATCAACATTGCAAGAGATTTGGCGATTACCGCAATGCGTAATCAATCTCTTACTCTTTCATATTTACTGAACAATCTCTTTACAGTAACATTAGATACTGATTTTTACGGTGCAATTACTCAATTCACTAAATCTGATATCACTATTGATGGTGCATCTACTGCAAGATGTTCAAACGTAGCATCTGCAATTACAACTCTGACATCTATTGTTACTACTGCAGTAACTAATGACAATTTAAACCACGCTGTACAAACAGTTCCAACTGGCACACTTGCCAATAATTATTTTGGTGGATTGTTCCATGATGGTAATAAGTTCTGGGTACTTTCTGAAGCTGCTAGCACATGTTATGTTCACACTTCTAGCGATAGAGGAAGAACTTGGAAGGAAGAATATACTGGTGCTGCTTCTGCAGACGGATTGAATACAATTGCATTTAGTTATGATGTTGCTGTTGGACTTGGTGCCAATGGAAGAGATATTGCATTTAATGGTACTGAGAGTGAAATTGCTTTTTCAATTTCCAATACGTATCCTGTATTCCAGGATGAGACAATCTCTAATACATATGATTCCAATAGATCGTTTGCTTGTGACAATGTATCATCGTCTATCTTTACGCTATGGGACATTGTTATTGAAAAAATTAATCAGAGACCTGTCCCTGCAATTACATATGCGTCTTCATATTTTACTGACAGTAATAACACCTTCTTCAATGTAGGTCACTCATGGGATGATCTTCCTATTATTGAAGTTTCACCATACATCTTTAACTCTTCTGTTATTTCATTCCTTGGTGGTAATGGTTGTGAGATTGATGGATCTAAAGTTGCAACTCCAAACGTTAGGAGACCTGGACTACCTCCACAAGGTAAGTCGATGGTTGCTGCAGCATTCACGATCATCTCTTTCGGTGGTATAGGTTATAGTGTTATCAATGATGGATATACTCAACTAGTTTCAGTTTTCTGTATCTTCACGCAAGATGGTGCGGTTGTAGAAACTGGTGGTTATGCGTCACTAACAAACTCTGCATCCAACTTTGGTACATTTGCACTTAGAGCAAATGGCGTAAGAGAAGAAGCATATTCATTCGATAAAGGTGTCATTAGTAATATTACCTTTACTGATATTGGCGTACCTAAACTACTTGTTGATGGTCTTGGAGCACCTCCACTTGAGCACTACATTCTTGCACCTCAGGGATTTGAATTAGAAATTCAAGGCGGTCAAAATCCTCGCTACTTTATTGAAAATACTATTTCTGCTACTCCTGTTAAACCAATTCAAGCAGAAATTCAAGCAAACCTTGCTATGAGGGTTAGAGGTAACTATAACCGTTACACTGATTCATCAGTTCTTCTTGAAAATAATGCTCGTTATATTGCAGAAGAAGCATACTTCTCAACTAGTGCAATATCTTCAAATGTATTTGATCAAAATAGAAACAAATGTATTCGTGACGTAGAAGAAATTGTCAAGGCATGGGCACAGGATATTAAATTTGACTCAAATGATTCTACCTGGGATGCTGCTAAACTTTACACTGATGGAACTTCAATCCAACATGTTTCTGGATATGAATTAGCGACTAAGGAAGTTGTTGATGCTGCAACTATTCTTGCTAAGAGAGCAATTAATAATTTGCTTCAAAAGAAAGGTGAAACACAACTTACAGCAGATTATTATGTTGCTAGTTGGACAGATGAAATTCCATATGTAGATTCGACAATCACTCATGATGTCTCATCTGATCCTAATTATTCAATTACTGATTGTGCTAATGTCCAATCTGCAATCCAAGTACTTAGTGATCTCTTTGATGAGATTATTGACAATCCAACCACTACCAGTCCACTTCCAAGTACGGCAGAAAGAGTTGATGGGTTCTTTACCATTAATCAATTTAATAAAGATAAACTTATTGATCACCCAATTGATTTACAGAGACCTTCTATCTGTAACTCTTCTTCACATACGTGGGAATTTGCGGGGTCAGGAAATGACTATAATGCCCTTCCACAGAATGGAGGCACTAAAGGTTCAAGTGAAACTAAAGATTTTGAACAAGTATCTCAACAGAACGGTAGAGTTTATGCCTCAGGTACTGACGAATTAGGCGACTTTAAGATCGGTTATTTCGCTAACGTTGAAAACAGAACTGGTAATATTACCTTTGGTGGTACGGTTACAATTTCTGAAGTTGAATTCCTTAAGATTAAGGGTAACAATGTTGTTGTTACTGGATTCTCGCCAGACAATACTTTAGGTGCTCTAGAACTTGGTGGTCCTGGTGCATCCGATTCATTACTGTCAACACAAAAAGCAGTTAAAGATTACATCTCTAACCAGTTAGGTTTGTATATTGGTCGTACATATTCAACCGTTCCTACTCCTAATGCACTAGTCCAGTTGGATGGATCTGGTAGGATTAACATTGATCAACTACCAGCACTGAGACCATTTAATATCTTTACAGTTGCTGATCAACCTGCACGTGTTGCTCTTGAAGGTCCTCTTGCAGGTGACATTGCGATTCAACAAGATACTACAATTTCATATATTCTAAACAATGATCTTGATAGTCAAATCTTTGAATTTATTCCTACTTCTGGATACTTGTTTAGTGCAGGTGATATCGTCACTACATCTCCAGGAAATAGTCAGAACCAAGTTCTATCATATTCTGAAGGTTTAGTCAAGCAATTTATTATTAACAATGGTGGTACTGGATATCTCAATGGTGATACTGTAACAATTAGTGCTCCATCAGGTGGTGTTGCCGCAACTGGTACAGTTACAGTTAACGGTGGTCAAATTACTGGTATTACTGTTGACACTGCAGGAGAGGGATACTTCACTGCACCATCTACAGCAGGTGGAGAGATTACGATTACTACAAGTACAGGTAGTAATTGTGTAGTTACTTCTATTATTAGAGCAAGATTGTTCTGTAATATTATCAATAATATTAAAGGATCTGCAGGTGATACAATTGATGATCAAACAACACCAACTGCAAATACGATCACATTAATTGATGTTGTTAATAATTCTTCAAGCACTGATTCAAACTGGGTTCAGTTAACATCATCTACGATTGATGCATCGTTTATTACTACCGGTGTTATTAATCCAGCACGACTTGCTGATGTATCTGCCCAATATCCTGCAAGTAGTTCTACTTTCTTAAGAGGAGATTCACTATTTGCTCCAGTAGTATCTTCAGTAAAAATTGCATCTGGATCTCCAATGCAACTTGGTTCTGTTAATACTGCTAATGATTATGTAAGACAAGTTCAAATTGAAGATGCTGGATCTGGATATACCGTTGGTGCATACCAAGATAACAATATTTTAGGTTATCCATTAAATCAAGGTGATGGCGTAAAAGCAACAATTTTTGTTGCTAATAATACAGTTAAGAATGTAACTATCGTTAATGGTGGTACAGGTTACAGTGCAAGCAATCCTCCAGAAATTCTCTTTAAAGATAATTACACAGTACCAGGAACACCTTCAGTATTAAATGCAATTAAGTCAGTTCCAATTATCAGTGCTCAAGGTACTATTACTGCAATTAATATTTTAGATGGTGGTGGTAATCTTGGTGGCACACCAATTATTGAAATTGTAGGTGGTGGTGGTGTTGATGCTACTGCATCATGTACACTTGCTGCATCTGGTGGTATTAGATTAATTAATATCACTTCTCAAGGTGTTGGAATCCAAGCAGATTACACAGTTAATCCAATTCCATCAATTATCGGAAGTGGAACTGGTGCTATTCTTCAAGCAAAAGTTTCTAATATTCCTAAGATCTTTAATGATGTTACAGTTGATATTAACAGAGTAGATGATCTTACTGTTGCTGCAGAACCATTTGGTAATCTGGGTGTTGTAAGATTACTTAAGAGTCAGTTTGATTTTTCTGCAAATGGTGGGGCATCATTGAAGGTTGGACAAGGTTCTGGTCTTGATGCTGATACTCTTGATACTTTCGATTCTAGTTACTACACCGACTCTGGAAATCAGCAGTCAGGTTTCCTTCCTAGAGCAAGATTGCAAGGTGAATATGATATCGGCATTACTGGTATCGCAGCATCAGCAAACGTTCTTAATATTACTGATGCCAGATCTTCTACATTTGCTCCAGAAAACTATGGTGCTGCAATCAGATTGCAGTGGAAGCAAAATACTTCGGGTTACGGTGCAATCAATGAGTATCTAAATGATGGTGGTATATATCATGCATTGATTACCACTAGAAGATCTGGTTCTTCTACTGACTTCTCTGCTGGTGCAGTTTCACAGTTTGCTCAAACTGATAATGCTAACTTCTTTGTTAGAAATAGTGGTCCAAACCATGTAGGTTCTTTAACAATTACCAACGCTGGTGCTGGATACGAAAATGGAACATATACCAATGTCCCTCTTAGTGGTGGCGAAGGTGTTGGTCTTAAAGCAAATATCACTATATCTGGTGGTGTATTTACTTCTGTCGAGATTGCAGATAAAGGTTGGGGATATAATCTTCAAGGTTCTGCACAATTAACCTTCCAAGCAATTTTACCTGAAAGTTATTTCGGTAGACAGAATACTAGACAGCAAGCAACTCCTGCAGTAATTACTGCAACGTTAGCATTCCTAGGTAGTGGTGATTCTACTGGAAATGAATGGTCCTCTTGGAGAAAGGTATGGCATGATGGCAACATGGGTAAGGATTCAGGAATGGATACCGACCTCATGTGTGGTTACAACTTACGTTGGTTCCAAAATGCTAAGAACCTCTCAGGTGATGAGAAGTTAATGAACAGCAAAATTCCTGCTGTACTGGATGCAACAAAGGTTAATAATAATTTATCAATTGTTGTCCCAGATCCAAACTTCCAAACAAATAATGGTGGTCATTATGACATCTATATCGAAGGTCATAACCTTACTCAAGAAATTCTTGAATCTATTGACACTCAACCTTCAGTTGCTGGTCTTCAATTAAACCTGTATACTGCAAATGATGTTAACGAAGGTACTATTAGAGTCATTAACAGGAAGATTAATTTAGATCCTGCTAAGTATGAAACTGGTACACAGTATGTTGAAAG